TTTACGTGTCCAGGCTGCTGTCATTATTTTTCCTTAGCCATACTTGAGAGTTAGATAATAAAACTTCTGATTCGTCCTTAACTGCCCCTACAAAGGTATCTATTGACCAGCCTGGCTGGAACTCAACACCTCTAGGGTCTTCCCATAGGTAGTCATCAAATGCCATAATCCCACCTGGCTTGAGTAATCTCCAAGCAAGCACGGCATCTTGTAGTACACCTTCTGCGGTATGGTCTCCATCAATGTAGATGAAGTCATAAGTTGGTTCTTCAATGGAGCGGAGGAACTCTTTACTATCCATCTTGTACTTAATCACATTAGGCCGAAAGGCAATCCGTGAATCGTATACACGCTCAACGTCTAGCCAATTCATATCTTTATGTTCTTCTTCATCTGAGCCAGTCCAGATGTCTACATCTTCTAGCACAGAGTTCTTTGTAACAAGTACGTTATCTACCAGCCATACAGTTGCATCGCCTGTAAAGGCGCCAATCTGTAAGAACCTAAGATTAAACTTACCAGCAAGCGGTAGTAGTTGTGACTCAAAGTTTTCTTTTGCGGTCATCTCAAACCAGTTAGGATATTTAATCTGCATAACCCTTACCTCTACCAAAAGCATCGTAGTAGTTCTCGTCCATATTGAATCGCTTCATATGTCCTACAGTTGCAGCGGTATCACACCACAGAGGAATCTCTGCCTTGTTGACTACTGCAAAGAAATAAATGTCTTCACCCGTGAACTGCTTGTTAGCACCCACTTCTGTAAAGAATGGAACTCCTGGCAATGCTTTTTTGATTCTTGTTATTACACTGCGGTGCATTAGGCAAAAGCCCATACCTGCAGCACTTACTTTTATAAAGGCATTCTTTGGTAGTGGGTCTAGTCGTCTAATCCCAATACCAAACTCTGCCTCAGCAAACTCATAGACAGTTGCTAAAGGTTTCATCAATGGTTGTTCTGGTTCATTACTTGTAAAGTAAACACCAGTGAGCAATGGAATATCTACGGCATCTCTACGATTCCACAGTTTAAGGAACTTCTCTGGGGTAATCATAATGTCTGAGTCAAGCCAGAGTAGCCAATCAGATTTATTGTTGTCATACCAGCGATTGACTAACATCTCTCGCTGCTGTGCTATCTGATTACCGTGGGCTCTTAATGAGCCACAGAACTCTACGCCTGAGTTTATCAGGGTGTCTACGACACCTTCCATAAACTTTCCATCTACCATACCATTGTCGCACCAAGCGACTGCTAAGGTTTCTTTCTTTTGTTTAGCCATTGTCCCCTACCTTAATTTATTATCCCTTGGGCTTGTAAACGTTCTTGCCATATTTCTTTTGCAAGATTTTTAGCATTGCTGCATCTTGTGGAGTCATTGGCGGAGCCTTAATAGGCTTAAGCACTTTTGCTAAAGAACCTGTTAATTTAACTGGTGGAGTTTTTTTAGGAGTAGCCATTACTTCTTCTTGCCCATCTTCTTCATAGGCTTCTTAACTACTTTCTTACCAGTCTTCTTTGCTGTTTTCTTTGCAGCCATCTCGCCTGCTGCTGTGTATGGGAATGTCATTTTTCCGACTTTTGGCATTATTGTATTCCTGCTTCCTTGAGTTCTCGCATTACTGTGGCTGTGGATTTGTCTAACTTTTTTGCTTGTACCATTGTACCGCCGTCATACGCTGCCCCTAATCTTTCAGATGCATCGTGTGCTGCTTCTACTTGATGTGCTCTTGTGCCGTTAGGCTGGATACCCTGTGCTCTAGCACTACGATATGCTTCGAGTTCAGAGTTCCACTTCTTTTGTGTTGTGCCACTTGCGATTACATCGCCTCTAGCATCACCTGCATTTAACTGAAGGCCCTTAGCCTTACAACCAAAACAATCTTCATCACACTGAGTATGGTCAATAGAAACTTCTTCATACTCAAATGGCTTTTCTTGTGTTTCATCACAGAGTACGCATCCGTACTTAGTAGCCACGAAGTTGTGCTCTGGGGTAAAACCCCAGTCAAGTACCTTGCTAATATGTTGGTGCATTTGTCCCATTATTCCACCGTAAAGTTGGCTGAAGTTACAATGCCGTCAGCAATCATTGCTGTTCTAATAGCATCACTAATTCCAGTATGTTGACATCCACCCATATAGTAAGCAGTGTAAGTTGCTAACTCATCTTCAGTTGGATATTGTATAAGTGAATAGACACCAGCATCTAAGATGATGGTATAACTCTTAGTACGTTGTTTAAAGTGTGTGAACAAACGGTGCATACCAATGTGACCTTGTTCCAGCGTTGGTGTTACAAGTGTATAGGTTGCCATTGTTCTCCTTAGTGAACTTACTCCGTAGCAGGGATATTGCTACCCCTGCTACAGCGTCAATCAATTAAGCGACTGATGAACCGTTAAGAATACGATACAGGGCTGCTTCGCGGTAACGCTTGAAGCCTAGTACGCCGTACCAACCCATTGGGCGGAAACGCATTAACTGGTCAATGACTGGACCGATAACTACATGTGGCTCTTCAGCAACGGCTTCAGCCATTGCTTCCTTACCAGCAAGAATTGTGCGGTATACCTTGGCGCTTGAAGCACCATCAGTATCGTTGAACATACGAGCAGACTCTACGAAGTAGGCTCCTTCATATGAACCAATTTCTCCAGCCCAAATGTTTTCATTTGAGTTGTACTCGTGAGGCAAACGCCATCCACCAGCACCAGTCTCGGCACGAAGGTCGTGTGAAACTTCTGGGTGAATACCACACCAGTACATTGAACCCTTACGAGGTACTGACAGACCTGAACGCAACTTAGCAACAGCCTTACGGATGTTAGCAGAAGTGATTGTATCTGTAGCAGCAATTGTTACTGTGTTAGTACGTGTACCACCGTAGATGACGTTTGTGCCACCACGAAGTTCAGTCTGTGCAACTGTATCAATTGAACCTGCAAGGTTGAAAGCGATGATGTTAGCAATTGCTGGGTCTACATCAGCAAGGCTGAATAGTTCCAAAGCACGTGTAACAAGGACAGAGTTACCATACTCAGCAAGAGTAATAGTAACTGATGTTGGAGCAGCAATCTGTACTGAGTCACGCTCAGTTGATTCTGTCAAAGCAGTTGTCTGTTCAGACAAATCTGCGTATAGTTGTAGAACTACGGTTGAGCCAGGGTTTGCTAACTTAGTGGGCTTCTTATCTGCGACACTACGAATTAGGGGTTCTGAACGCAACGCAAAGTCTAATAGTCGGTCATACGCCTTTTGGACGAGACCTGCAGCACCAGCGGTACCAGCGAGATTGCCAGTAGAGGATGTATATGCATTAGCCATTGTTGTTCACCTCCTAGGTGAGTTGTGAAATTACTATGTAAATTATTGTTGAGAGAAAATAATAGAGTTGAGTTCTTCTGCGGATGCCGCATTATTAATTCGACTCAATAAATCTTCTGCTCGGTCAGGGGTCGAACCAAGTTGAGTAACCACATCTTGCTGCCGTAAGGCTGCTCGGTTTAGTTCTCGTTCTTCGCTTACCTCTGGCTTGGTTAATCCAAACAAGTCTCCATTATCTTCAAGCCAGTTATTAACTGACTCTTCGGTAATATCATCCAAGTCTTTTAGGATTAATCGTTGTGCCTTTGGATTGACACCCTTCTGTTCTAGGACCTCTTTGACTGTACGCTCACGCTGCGACTTGGATAATCCCTCAAGTTGCTCAGTGAGTTCCTTAATACGCTTTTCATCGTTGCGCTTGGCTTTCCGTAACTTTTTAAGTAAGTCACTTCCATCCATCTGCACTTCGTTGTCGGTATCTTGGTCGTCTTCGTCTTCATCCCAGTAGTTGTTGCTCATAGCAACCCACCCTTCTATTCGTTTGAATCGCAAGCCTCAGATTCTAGTCGGGGAACTAGCCTGGCTCTTACTACCAGTCTTCTACGCTATGTGGGCTGGTTGGTCACATAGGATTCTATTTTATATTTGTCCTGCTGCTGAGGATTTCTTTAGGTAACTAGTACTGTAAGCACCTGGTGCATTACCTGCACTACCTTCAAAAATAGCACGTTCCTTAGATGCTAATGTAGTGCGCTTACGTTTTGCTGCATCACTAGCCTTTAAGAACTCTTCTTCACCAGACATCTGGTTATATTGAATACCAGTCTCGCCATAGATGTTACCAAGTTTAGTAGCCTCTGGAAGTACAGCGGCAACATTTGCATAGCCCTCAAGGGCTGCCGCTCTATCTACTCCGTAGTCAGCAAGTCCTAATGCAGAAAGTGAAGTACCACCTGTAAAGCCTTGGCCTACTGCAGCAGAACTAATCTCAGATGCTGTTACTTTTCTTTCTAAATCAATACGTGTAGCCTCTGGATTAAGGAAGTATGAAACTAAATCTTTATCATTAATAGTTGGATAGTATGCCTTTAATTGTTTTAATATCTCTGGGTCGCTACCTTGTACGCGCTTAACCGCTAGATTAAGACGCTTATCTACTTCAAGAGCAGATACACTGTTACCAATTAGAGTTGCTTTCTGTGCACGTGTAGATAGGTTGCCCACACCATATGCCTTAAAGTATTCATCATAAGCATTCTCTTGCTGTAGGTAGTCGTATTCACTTAGAGCATTTTTTCCAGCCTTAACAAGTGCTTCGTTACCAGCAAACCTAGCCTTGTACACACCAAGATTACGCATGTTAAGGATAGCCATGTTGGGACCGATGTTAGGGTCAATAATTTGCTTTTCAATAAAGCCAGATAGTTCTGACATTTCAGCATCAGTGAATCCATATGAACGCATTGTGTCTTGGATAAGGGCAAATGCATCACGCTTTTCAGCCTGTTCTGCTGCTTGCTTAGCAATTGCTGCTTGTTCTGCATCATATCTAGCCTTGGCTGCAGCAGCATCAGCATCTGCTTTTTTAGTTCCTTTAGATAAAAGAAGTCTTTTACCAGACTTGTATACTTGGTAAATGTCACCAGTTTCAGGGTCAGTATATGTATCAACTACATAATCAGTTGGGTCATCTGGTGGTACATCAGGGTCACCAACTTTCTTTTTAACAACAGGAGCAGTAGGGGCCACAACTTTAACTCCAGGTCCATCTGGATTAGGAATTAAAGTACCACCAATTTGTGCAGCAGTTTCAATAGCATTAGCCTGTGCATCTAACTGCGCTTGTGTTAAACCAGTAGTACCAACTTTAACACTATATGGAGCGTCTGCAGCCTTAGCCGCTAACTGAGCATCCATTGCTCTATCACCTATAGCAAGCGAACGCTGCATTGCTTGTGCTTCTGCAAGTTTTGCTTCTGTTTTTTTAATCTGCGCTTTAGCAGCGGCTAATGCTTTTTGTGCTGCAGTCTGTGCCATTAGCCCACCTTACCCCAACTTTTGAGTATTGTATTAATAAATGTTGCAGCCATTTCATTAGCCTTTGGAGTCTTACGCCATAGTGGATTAGAACGAACGCCTAATATAAAATCATTAACGCTAGAAATATCAGGACCACCAATAGCCTTTTGTACATCGTCATCGTAGATGTCTACTGCATTATCAGTAAGACCCATCTCTCGTTCCTTAAGTCTTTGGAAGTTAGAAGAGATGTCAGATACTTTAAGACCTTGGTCTATATAATTTGCTAAACCCTTGAAGTGAACTTTAGCAGCCTGCTTAATACTGTTAGCCTCTTGCTCTAAGCCAGTAGCCATGCTAGTTGGACTAACACCAGCAGTAACACCACCTGGCTTAAGTGATTTATAAACACGACCAAGTAAATCCTGATGAGTCAACTGAACGCCATAGTCAGCAGCAACCTCTTTGAGTTTGCCATATGCAGCACCAACAAGAGCGCCCTCATCTTCAAGTGCCTCTTGTGTTGCATTCTTAATGCCAACGCTATTAGAGTTTTTATCGCCATTAATAATAAGACCAAGTCGCATTTCAATACGGTCTTGCTCTGTTAATGGTGCATAACTAAAACCACTAGAAGTGCTAACACCAGTAATCGGGTCACTAGTTGATGTTGATGTTGAGATTCTTCGTAATTCTTCTTTATGAAGTTTATTCCAGTATGCTTTGCGTAATGCATCTACCTTGTCAACAAGGTCAGGGTT